TGTTGTTATTTTTAATTTCTTTTATTGGTTCTAATATATTTTGTAATGGCTTATAAAAACTATGTATACTTTTAGGAGTCATTTTCTTAAAAGTCTTTTCATCATCTATCTTTAACGCATTACGAACTTTAGATGCTGAAATGTTATCATCAGTTCTAAAAATCTCAAAACCCTTAAAATCAGGATCTACTCCTAATTGATCTCGGTATGATTGTTTGTCAATCATTGCACCGTATGATTTTTTTCTATCCGTCCCATATCCCCACATCACAGGTTCATAAGCAGGTCTTGCTGCTGCAAACATTGTATCAATTGCACCATTAGGAACTACAATAGCAGTTTCTAAAAATGGATATTGTTTTGCCATCTTAGCAAACATTGCTTGTTGCATTTCTTCATCAAACGGCCTTTTCTCAGGATCGTTGTTTTTTCCTCTAACTAAAAATACAACTACAGGCTTTCCATTTTCTTTATACATTTTTTCAAATACTTTAACATGACCTAATGTAAAAGGTTGGAATCTACCAACAAACATATTAACCTTTTTCTTACCTTGTTCTTTATGAGGAACTTTTAAAGCTTCATTAATTGGAGCGGTTGCAGTTCTTACTCTATGACCATAAGGAGATAATGAATATCTCTTAATCCCAGTTTCATCTTCACTAATATTAAATAATCCTACATTTCTTTTAAGCCATCTTTTGTGAGCCTTTATTTCAGATAAGATATTATTAACCTCCTCTTCAGTTAAATGACCATCAGCAACAGCATCTAAAATAGCAGAACGAACTCTAGCAGCAGTAGATACATTTTTAGCTGGGTGAGCCTCAGTGTACCTTCTCTTAACAGTTACTCTCCTTTCATTTAAGAAATCATTTAAATCATTTATGTTATCCATACCTTATATATTTACTTTACCATTTTGATTCCCATCATAGATGAAAAAGGATTCCACACCATACCTTTTTGTTGAAACTTAAAGTTAGCACTACTAAACTTTTTAGTTTTAAATATGAAAGCACCTGCTTTAACTTTAGTATCTAAATATACCTGTTTAACATCAGTTACTTTTTGTGTAAGCTGAGTTAGTACATCAGAATATTTTTCATTTAATGCATTTGCAGTTTCTACCATAATAGGATAGAAAATCATCCCTACTCTGTTAGAATCATTTTTTTCCATTCTCTCCTCATATTCTTTTGCATATTTGGTCGAATCAATTTTACCTCTCCATGCTCCAGTTTTTTCTGATAGTGTTTTTATAAATGATTTAAATTTATTTTGATCTTCTTTAAATAATTCATCTAAAAATTTAATTAAGGCTTCTCTTGTTACAGATTTTTGATTTAGGTTAGCTTGCTGTAAAACATATGAATAGCCTGATCCTTGGTTAGGTCCTAGTACATCAGCAGCTAAATTCATCACTTTATTATATGTTGTTGAATTTCTATTTAATTCATATGGGTTTAGCCATACCTTAACTACATCTTCATAAAATGTTGTTTGATCTACATCTAACATAAGGCCATCATTTCTTTTAGCATTATCAATCATTTTCATTATTGAAGATCCACTCGGTGTACCTCCGCCTCCTGCCTTAGAAGAAACTTTATATTGATCAAATTCAAAATCAACTAATGCTTCATTTGAATTCTTAGGATATGCTAATCCTTCTCCCGTATCTTTAATTATATTAAACATCATTAATGCCCCTAACACTTCACCAAAGTCATTAGAAAAATTAGCTACAGAAACTTGATCTATTCCATCAAAGAAAGAAGCACCAACTTTATATACTATAGGAGTTCCACTAGAAGCATAGACTTCAAAATCTGAAAAGGTGCCAACTTTATTTTTTAATACTACTTGCATAGAATCTTTAATGAATTGTTTATAATTGTCAGGGTAAGATGTGTTATCTATAAACTGATTTACTTTAGTAACAACCGCTACTCCTGTTTTATAGGTAGTACTTGCAAGATCCATTGCATCAGGAGTTAAATCTTTTCCTTTTATTACTGCTGCTTCGCCTGTCTTTGCACTTACTTTATAACGATTGGTTAGAAAAATAGTATCTCCTCTTTTAAAGTCTTGTCCTAATATTTGTTTATTAGCCTTTAATGTTATTTTATAAGTATGAAATTGACCAGAAAAGGTTTTGGCAACATCTTTATGGTAATGCCCGCTAGGAAAGCCCTCTATCTTATATGCGGATGTAGGGACTTTTAAAGCTTTTAAATATTTCTGAATGTTTTCTTCGGCAGTACCATCATTTGCTCCAAAATTAGCTCTTACATATTCTGGGCTATATTTAGGACCTGCAGAATCTCTTCTTGTTTGTGGGAAAGTTTTTTCATAATGCTTTAACCAATTAGCCTGTCTTTCTTTTACGTTAGGCTGTTTCTTTGCTTCATTTAAAACATCAACCTTTGCTAGGTTAATAAAATTATTATAATCCAATACTTTATCTTCAATTAATAATTCTTCAGCATTAGGTAAAAGAGATTCATTAGTTGATTTAATTTTTAAGTAATCATCAAAAGTTTTAAATTTGCCATCATCCTTTGTTTGAATTACATCGGTTACTTTATTTACCATTTTATTAAAATCTTCAATAACTGATGGTGTCATAATATTACCGGCATTCTTTCTTTTCTTTTTTAAAGAGCCTAACATTATTTTAAATAAGTCTTTTAGCTTAGGATTACTATTAAGGATATCTTTAGTTCTTTGGCTTGGTATTAATTCTACATTTAAATCAAATTCTTTACCTTTAGCAAACTCAGCTTTTTCAATATCAATCTTTGCAATATCTTTTCCTCTTTTGGTTACATAGTCATTAAATATGTTTGAAACTAATTCTATGTATCTCATATCTTCACTATCCCCTAAAATCTCATGCTTCTTAATTCCTCTTTCTTCTATAAATGCTAAAAGATCCAACAAAATAATTTCATTAATATCAGCAGGAGTCTTCCTCATATCTATAGGCTCCTTTTCTTTCATTAAATTAATTGTATAAGGATCTATTAACTTAGCAGCAATAACTTGTTTAGTACCAGATTTATAAAATTTAAATACAATAGATTCTATAGGCTTCTTAAGATCATTTTGTAAAGTAGTTGATTGAATATTAGGATTTAGAATTCTAAGTAAATATTCAGCAAATGAATTAGTACTAAAAATCTCAGCATGATCTTCTTTTGGTGTTTCTAAAAATTCTTTAATCTTTTTCTTTTGATCTTCTGTTAAGTAACCTTTAAATAATGGAAGTAATGGAGTAACACCTAATGCGTTTGCCCAGTCTCTAATTACTCTAGGATCTTCTATAACCTTTGTAACTTTGCCAGCTGGTGTCATTACTTTAATATGAGTAAGTACTAAATTGTTTTTAGGTAGCTTATCATAAGTAATAATACCAGGATTAGTATTTACAAAATATTGAAAACAGAACTTCCAATTTTCAGGAATAGAAGAAAGATTTTTGTTAGTTACAGATTTTATAAAATTAATAGGCTTTTCATAATAAACCATTATAGTCCTATCAATTAAGTTAATAGGCTTTTGATTTCCACCTTTATAAAAAGTAATTCCTTCACCGCCTTTTTTAAATGAAAATGAAGAACCTGATAGTTTTTCTGAAACTACAAGATAATCCTTAAAAAGATCTTCTATTAATTGTTGCCCTGCATCTTTATAAATCTGAGTTAACTCTTTCATTTGCTTATTTTATATTGTCAATTTATATATTCTTTAGTTTAATAGCTATATAAAAAAAGGATAGCATAATACCTACCCCTTATCTTACTCTATTATCTTCAGAGTATATACAAATATCACAAATGCTAACTCTTAATACAGGTGATCTATATAGGCCTATATACTATTTTATCTACCGAACTTAATGATACCTAATAGTTGATTAATTGCAGCAAAGGTTCCAGTTAGTTTGTAAATTTTTCCTTTATATTTAAATACTATACCTTCAGTTGGAAATATAGATTCTATTCCACCAATTCTATCGAGCCTTGCTAACTCAGCCTCTACCTTTCTTACTTGGTCAGCGCCACCAGTCTTTTTAATCTTACTCCCTGCTGTTTGTATTTGTGTTCTTAATCTTTGGGCTTCATCAGATGGATTAGCAGCTAAAAAGTCAGACGCATTTTTTAAAATCACTGAACCTAGTTCCAAGAACAGATCTTCAAAAGGTCTAATGTTTTCTTTATATTTTTTAGCAACATCTTCTTTATCAAACTTTTTAACTAACGCAGCTTCTTTAGGTCCAGTTTGTTTGGCGAGAGATCTCATGTTTAAGCTCTTCTTATCTCCGTATGCCCATCGCTTAAGTAAACCTTCTTTTACATCTTGTGATAGTGAAGGAAATTGTTTATTAATTAATTCTCTCCACCACATTTCATGATATTTAGAAACCTCATCACTATCAGTTAAACCATATCTTTTTTCTAAAGCATTAACTTGATTAATAAATCTTTTCTTATTTGCAGTAAAATCTAAATCTTTTTGTAATTTAATAGCCTTAGGTGGAATTATTTTAAATGTTTTACCAATATCAGATTCAACCTTTTTAAGTATATCTGCGATTTCTTTTGCAGGTTTATTATTAGTACCTGTAATATTACCATTTCCATCCGTTTCTTTTATACCATGAAATTGAATAACATCTGTATCATAATGAATAACATTAGGGTTTTGTGAATAGATTAACTCCATGTTCATAAAGTCTTTTCCATTCTTAAAATATTTTTCCTGGTCAGCTGGAGAAAGGTTCATTAATAATCTAGCCAAATCTTGTGCAGCAAATTGAAAAGTATCTTGTACTAATTTACTAGGATGACCTTCAAATTTATTCTTAAATTCAGAAAGAGTCATTGGATTCTTTAACTCTGTTTTGTTTCTTGCAAATTTAACTTCGCCATCTTGAATAGTAGCAAATGCATTTTGACCATCAGTCTTTTCGGTAGCCTCTTCTTCAAAGTTTAATTCACCTCTAAGACCAGCATCTATCATTGCCTTAAAATCACCAAAGGTTAAATCCTTATCATCAAATGGATGAGCCATGTGACCAGCGGCGCCACCTTCAAAAAGAAATGGCTGACCTTTGTCAGTCAGCCATTCCTCGAATAATTTTATATGTTTCATGGTTATTTTTTAAGTTTAGCCAATTTCTCTTTAGCCATTTCAATATCAGCAAGCAAGCCACCTTCTTCTTCTTCCAATTCTTGAATTCTATAATCATCAGGATCTTCATCTTCAATCTCAGCTATATCCATTCTAATCATTTCTATGCGATCATCCATTTCCTTGATCTCATCCTCCAACTTTTTAATTTCTTCGGAATTATCATCAGATCCACCTTTTAGTTGATCTTCCTTTGCCTTTACCTTTTTATATAAAGGATTGTCAGGATCTCCTAATATTGTCTTTACGGTAACTTCTCTACCACTTTTAGGATTCTTGATCTTACTATTATAAAATTTATCTAAATCGGATTCTAATAGAAATTGTTCAAATAATTTAATATGTTTCATGTTTTAATTATTTTGTATATGCAAAAAGATCTTCACCATCGTCAAATACAACTACATTCTTACCTTTATATTTGCCGTGATATGCTTTATCATAAATAGTAGAATCTATAGGAAGAGATTTCATTCCTCCAATAACATCAAATAAATCAGAACCTTCATCTTCGGTAGTATCTGTCATTATCATGATATCATCAGCTTTTCTGGCCTTAAGAGCTTTAAGAACAGTAGCAATACCTTTTTCATTTTTCTTTACATCTTCACCAGCAGTATCTACTGCATCGGCGAAAGTAAACCTTTCATTTAAAGATTCATTTACAAAATCTGCAAACTTTTTTATATTACTCATATCTTTAGTTTTAATTTATTATGATCCCATCGTAGATTGTAAAGCTCCAACCATTGCTCCATAATCTTCACCATACTTCTTAAGTAATCCTTCAGCAGTTTCAGTTGCCTTAGTTTCATCAAAGTCATCTCCGAATGCATCTTTTAGAATTGCCATTGCATATTCTTTAAATTCATCAGCAGAAGTAATATCCTTTTCATTAATCTTAGCTTCTCCAACTAATGCTTCGCCTTTTGATTCAGGTTGTACTTTTACCTTACCCATATTCATTATGTCTCCAGCAATACCTGCGGCAGATTCAGAACCATCGCCCATTTCTGCAGGAACTTCAGTAGCATCCTTAAGATCATCAGCTTCACCCTTTACTTCAGTTGTAATATTTTGATCTTTAGTAACTAATTCTTCACCTTTTGATTCAGGTTGTTCTTTTACCTTACCCATATCCATTATATCTCCAGCAATACCAGCAGCGGTTTCAGAACCGTCACCTTTCTCTGCAGGAATAGCAAGACCATCATCACCAGCAACTTCATCAGCAATTTCATCACCTTCAACTTTAGTAATTACTTCACCAACACCTTCTTCTACTGATTCATCTTCTTCAGTATCTTCAGCTTCTTCTACTTCTTCATCTTCCTCTTCTACATAAGCTTCAGTTACAAAGTTTGAAAAAGACATGATTCTTGATTCATCTTTCTTTTCTTCATCTTCATCATATTCAACATCTTTCTTTAATGCATCAATTTCAGAGTCATCAGATTTAACAGCTCCTTTATAATGATCAGCTTTTTCTTTGTCATCCTCAGAATCAACTTTCTTATCACCTTTATCTTCTAGCTCATCACCTTCTTTTTCATCTTCCATACCTTTAGATTCTTCATCTTCAGAAAGAGGCTCTTTAGACGCTGCTATAGGAACAGCATAGTCTTCAGGTTCTTCATCATCATCGTGATATTTAACATTCTTATTTACGGTAACTTCTTTTTCTTTAATAAAATCTTCAAAGGCCATAATTCTTCTAGTAGCAGCTGGTGTTTCTTCTTCTTCAGCAGCAACATCAACACCATCTTCATCTTTAACTTCATCAGCTTCAGCAGGAACATCAGCAGTAATTTCAGGATCGTCAGATACCTTATCACCTGCTTTATCTTCTATATCTTTAGGTTCGCCTTTAGCTAATACTTCATCTTCGATATCTTTCGCGGTATCTTCTTCAACTTCATCAGTTTCAGCGACTTCACCAGATGCACCAGTTTCTTTATCTTCTTCCTTTTCACCTTCTTCACCTTCTAATGATTTAGGTTCGCCTTTCTTTTTAACTTCATCAGCTATATCTTCGGCTCTATCTTCTTCAAGCTCATCTTCAGAGATATCTTGTTTAGGAGTAAAATCCTTTAATAAACCTTCTAATTTAGTTAGAAGATTTTTTTCTTTCTTTAATTCGTCAACGCTTTCGTAACCGAGTTTTTTAACAAGATCCATTACTGCATCGTGATTAACATCTGCCGATTCATTAATTGAACCTTCGGCCTTTGTCATCATTGAAAACTTTTTGATTGGTTTCATTATAATTATCTTTTTTTGATTCTTTTTTTATATATCCATCTCTCATAAGAAAGATATTCTATATTAGTATCTAACATTTTGCACCTCAAATGGAAACTTTTCCTCTTTGTAAATTTTTCTTCTTTCCATACCATGTCTGTATATGTAATTTACCCAGTCATGATCATCTACTTTATAACGGAAATCATCAATAAAATCATATATTTTTACAACGTCTTTAGATGAGTGCTTTCTTAATCCTCTACCGATTGATTGTCTAATGATCACTTCGGATTTAAATGATTCAGTAAAAAATATGTTGTGTATATTTTTAATAGATATACCGGTTGAGAATGTACCATACGAAGCTACAATAATAACATCATCATTTTTTTCCATTCTTTTTTTGAACTCTTCTCTAAAATCAGATTTAACAGAACCGTCTACATAATAAACTTTCTTATCTGTTATTGCTCGAAGTTTTTGGTATATCTTTTCACCATAAGCTATTTTATGAAATAGCACTAGTGAATTAGATGTAGACTTTTTAATTACTTGACAAACGAAATCTAACCTCTTTTCGCTTTCATTAATAAAGTTCTGTTCTAAACTAAATAGCTTTTGTCTATCATATGGGTTTTTAGATAATGATGAAAATGCTTCTTTTTGAGCATCGGTTGCATATTCCATGTGGATTTGCAATACTTTACATTTTGCAATATGACCTTCTTCTTGTAAGTGAGCAGCTTTTACTTGAGTTACTAATGGGCCCATTGCCGACATTAAGCTTAGTCTATTTACAGTTCCTCTTTTAGGAATAGTACCGCTCAAACCAAATCTGTAGTCACAATGCCAGCATTTATCCATTATCTTTTGAATTGAATTTGCTTTTGCTTTATGAGTTTCATCTACAAAGACTGCATCAAATTGGCTAAAGTATTCCTCGTCCTTTTTAGTTAATGATTGGTAAGTACCTATAACAACATTAGAACTCTTTCGTAATTTTACGCCTGCATAAATTTGTTGAATCTTAATAGGTACCCTGCCTTTATTGTATTCTTCAAAGTCTCCGCTTGCTTGAACAACTAAACTTACATTAGGTACTATCATTAAGATTTTCTTTTTACCTAACTGTTCCATCATATAAGCAACCACCATAAATGAAATTAAAGTTTTACCTGCAGATGTTGCTAATTCAGCCAAACACCGTCTATACTTTAAAATCTTTATCGCTGCATCAATTTGATAATCTCTAGGCTTAATTTCAGATGTAGCAAAAAACTCATCTACCCAAGATCTAAATATTTCTTCATCTATAGAAGTATCAAAAATATCAGTTATACCGTTTAATGTAAATTGATAATCATATTCTTTACATATATCAATTACTTCTTTCCATAACCCTGCCGGAATTTTATTTCTTTTGATAAATGAAATATTACCATCCCATACCTTTTTCTTTACTAGAGGGTGAAATCTCCAACCTTCTATTTTCTTAGTAAGACTAGATTTTAATTGCTCATATTCCAATTCGGTGCATGAATCAATTACTAAAAACTTTTTATTTTCCGACAGAGATAGTTCCATTAAAATTCCTTATCATCCAGATTAATTCTGTTTCTTATAGCAAACGCCATATTATCTAATGTTTTAATACACTCATAATAATAATCTATATGAGATTGTAACATATCAATTTGTTGCCTAAGAGATGAAAGATCTGCTTTTATAAATTGATTCTTTTCACCGTTAGTTAACTTAACATCATAGTTAATTGAATATTCTCGGTACTGTTGTTTATAATACCTATCCCAAGTAGCGTTCCTTTTATATATGGTAGTTTTAAAATCAGTTACTTTATCTAATAGTATTTGTCGATATGATAACATTCTTACTTGGCACTCGGCCAGCTCATTCATATTTTTAAGCTTAGAAACAAGATCTTTAATCTTTGATTTCCAATCATTTCTATCTGATGTTAATCTACCTTCCAACTGCTCATTAGCTTCTTTTATTTGTGTATCGTCAAATGCCATTAAAATATTCCTTTATTATTATTAATCTTTTTATAATTTTTAATCTTTGGTTGAAACTTCTTTTTAGGCTGAGGTAAAGAAAAACTAGTTTTTACTTCTTCTGCTTCAATTTTTTTAAACTTAGTAAATAATTTAAGTTTTTTCTTAGAAGTTTCTAAATCATCATAAAAATCATCAAACTGTTCTGTCACAAAATTACTATAATTTTTTATCATATGAATATGAGATCTAAATGGTTGTTTGTAAAATATTTATCCAACTCGTTTAAACACCCAGTCCTATGTTTATATTCATATTTAACTAGATCATTTAAATCTTTTACCTTTTTAGAAGGTATTCTAAAATCCTTTAAAAACTTATCCCACATAAAAACAGTATTACCTCTTTTTAGTTTTTGTATCATTTTAGTCTTTCCTTCAATATCATTATCAAAGAAATATCTAACAGTTGGAATTTCATCAAAATCTAGTATTTGTTTTTTAACACCAGTAAGACCAATTGTATTAGACATAAAGAATGAATCTATAGGACCTTCAAATACAGTAAACTGCCTACTTAAATCTGTAGTAAGTATACCGAATATCATTGATATTTTATTAAGAGAATCTAATTCTTCTTCTGAAACTTTTAAAGGTTTTTTAAGCCTATCATATATTCTTTCAATATTCCACGTTTTATATTTAGGACCACTATTGTCATCCAACGCTCTTACTTGAAAACCAACAATCTTTCCTTTAGGTGTAAGGTTAAATACATACAGTTCCTTTCGTCTTGGATCATAACCGAACTTTTCGGTTTTATGATGAAGTAATCTACTTTTTAAATAAGGATATGCTCTATATGTTAATGAGTTTATTGGATAGACATTAAAACCTAATGCAATCTCATCAAATGTTAATGATAAATTATTTGCCATTTCAAATAAATGAAACTCTAAAGTTTCACCTAGTGAAAAGTTTTTACGGTTTTCTTTAATGAAATTAATTACATTGATTCTTTCTTCACCTTCGAAGTTTTCATTGTGGTCTTTTAGGAAGACGTCTAAACTTTCGTGTGCTGAACAATTATAGCAATGATATTGTAAATTATTCCAATAAAGATTACCTCTCTTCTTTCTTACCGAATCTGTGGAGTCTCCACAATAAGGACATGCAAAATTTAATCTTTCCTTACTTTCTAATATTCTTCTTTTCTCAGGGTGAGAATGGTTAGTATGAAGAACTCGGACCACCTTATCGATGATCCGAGCTTTCATATCAGAAGATATTAATACTTCTGTTGCCATATCATTAAAGATCTAAACCATTAATGAAATCATCAAAATCATCTCCTTTAGAAGAATCTTCTGATTTTGTTTCTGTTGCCGCCGGGGAAGCAGATCCTGCAACAGCCGTTTCAGTTACTGACGCCGCTGCCTTTTCAGATTTTGCAGGAGACGGTGCAGCCTGTTTACGAGTTACAGTATCAATAGAGGAACCAGGATTACTAAATTGAGATAGTACACCCATTACCTTATTTCTCTGCTCATCGGTCCATGGACGATAATCAAAGTTGCCTAATTCAGGTGCATCCTTAATGTAACCAAGAATTGCAGTTCTACCAGCATCATCAGTTGTTACTGATTCTCCGCCGATTGCCATTGCAGTTCGGCTACCTTGGAATTTACTAGAATCATAATTAGGATAACCACCTTTCTTTGAAATTACTAATTCAAAATTCTTTCCTTCAAACGGATCGAATACTTGAGTTGGTTCATCAAACTGAGGATTTAATTCCTCATCAATCTTAGCCTTAATCTTGTAACCAAATTTCATTACTTTAATTTGGCCTTCAAGATCTCTGTTCTGTGGATCCTTTACGATTTGAACCAATGCATAAAATACTTCTCTACGCTTAAGCCCTTCTGACATCTTTTTATCTACAGCAGATTCTGAGTTTCTAAGTTTAAAGAACATATCCTGTACCGGACATTTATCTCCAACAGTTGAAGGTGAGTCTGCGTAAAATCCGTTGCCATCTCTATCTTCTAACCAATAGACATATTTACGAACGAAAGGTTTACGTGGATTTTTTACATTAGGAAGAAACCTAATTAGTGAACGGTAAGTACCGTCTTGTCCCTGATCGGGTTTTGGTGTGTACAGATCGCTGCTTGGTGCAGGTCTGTCTCCAGTGTCAAGGTCCTTGACGCTTACACTGAAAATGTCGAATTCATTTGCCATTTTAATTGCCTTTTTATTTTACTTTGTTATTAATTAATGGATATAACGCAGCGCTGCCTATTTAACTTGCCCGGGAATTGCCAATATACTTTGCCTTGTTATATGCCTGTTTATAAGTCACTGAATAATCAGTTCCTTTGTTATTTATATATTCATATCTCTATTTAGTTTCACACTAAACAGAAAAAAATTATTCTATAATAGCAGTTACATCGGAATCTCTAATACTAAATATCTTTTCACCGTTGTAAGTAAATTCAGTACCTGCTAAGTCATGAAATAATACCGTCATTCCTATTTTATAATCCGAATCTTCTATATCTTCACCAACAGATAATATAACACCTGAATATGGTGGTGCATACTGGCCTTCAGATTTTGGTACATAGATGCTCCCAATTTTTTCTGGTTGTTCATCTTTTTTAAGAAATATTCTATTTTTTATTGCCTTTATCATAATTTTCTGAAACTAAATTCTAAACTCTATATATAAAATATACCTAATTAAAGAAAGAGAAGTATCTAATTACTAGCATTTAAGTATATTGTGGTTTTAAGGTATAAAGTATTTTACTGTTCACTTTCCTTTTTCTTATTCGCGTTTAATATAAAGTACGCATCTACAAGGTCATCTATTGGTTTAGGGATCTTTTCTGTAAAGTCTTTACCTTGAGTCCATTTCCACAATTTAGTTTTCCTTAAATCACTATCATTAAAAACATCGTCTTGAAATGCCTTTACCATGTAATGTTTATTTGCATTACCTTTACCTGCTAATTTTTTAACATGTGATGGTTGATAAATTGAAATATTTTCTACACCCCAAGAGTTTACAATTTCGTTTCTTAAAAAGGTATTATATTGAACTATGTCAATAAAAGAATTACCTTTTGATCCATAAGAGAATCCTTCTAAAGCAACTCTATGATCTTCTGTGCCATATAATGTTATTAAAATATTTGAAATTAAGTCGGCTATGTTTTGGCCATCTGTGAGTTTTTCTCGTTCCCTAAGTAAAAAGTCTTTATCTTTAACTTGTCTATAATAAGGGAATCCTAATATTGTTTTATTATCCATTAATTCTTTATGAACCGAGAATGATTTAGGTATTTTTCTACCCTTTTCATCCCACACCCTATTACCATAATTAAAGAATGTAATAAATGTGTATTTGCCTTTATGGTCCTGTGTACATGCACCTGGACTATTAAGAGAAAAATCTATACCTGAGTAAATCAATTATATTGAATTAAATGCGTTTACCTAATACTGCGCCTAATGCAGCACCAATTAATCGACTAGTTAATAAATCGTACAAGGCTCCTTTTTGAATACCGAGTACCTTTGCAATGGCCTTTCCTACTGTTTTACCTAAAGCAAAACCAGTAAGACCACCTAAAACAGATCCTAATATACCTTCATTAATTATTTCTTCCATAATAACTTCTAAATCTTTTCCGTTATTATGTTCTTCCATAATTCTGTCTACTGCGTTATCTATAGCAGTTTCTTGCTCCTCAGTTAAATCGTGAGATTCATTTAGTAAATTTTGTATATTAACTGAATCATCTGTTGATTCTGTAAGATAGTCTTTAAATGTTTTCATTGCTTTTCTATTTGTTTATATATTAAGTTAAGTTAACTATAGTTTCTAAAACGTTGTAGCTAAATTCAATATCAAATGTTTGAAATTCAATTGTGTTACTTGAGAAGTTTAAATCTAACGCACTAACACCGGTCATTATCATATCTTTTAATTGAACAGTTACAAATATTTGCCCTTCACCATCAATCATCTGTAAACCAACACCTTCAGGTACAAATGGAGTTTTACCGCTCTGCTTATAATAATAATCAAAAACATCAACAGCCATCCAATAATTAATCCAACCATCAAAGGCTTGCATTGTAACGGTTAGCGATTTATCAAAAAGTTCTTGTTTAGGTAAACTAGTTCTAAATTTTCTGGTATTACCTGGAAAGTCATTTTGCGATACTGGGTCAAAGCTAGGTCCTGGTAAATTCATTGCTTGTATACCGTAATTAAAAAAGTCTATAGGTTCTTTAATCATTGAACCTGGCATGCGATTTAAATATGATTTATACTTATCTGCAATTTCCTTTGGAATAAAATTTCTAGGGAATTCAAATTTAAACTGATTATTTCTTGCGCTTAGTAACATATTATTTTATTTTTATACGAGATCTTCTAAGAAACTTAAAAGAGAAGATCGCCAACGTCGAAAACGCCCGACCCTCCTGTTGTTCCCTGTGTTCCCTGTAAACCATCGCTGGTGACAGGATTACTTGCTGTATTGAACTCTTCATTCAAAGCAGATGCGTTTTCCCAATAAGAAGTATCATTAATATTAGAAGCAGCGTTGTTCACTATTTCATCTATACCTGCTTGTTGTATTATTCGAGATTTAATAGAGGTTACTGATGATTGCGCAGCTGCTGCCTCTGCTGCTATTATATCTGACTGTGCTTGGCCTAGTTGTTCATATAGTAAAGCGTTTTCATCACTTAATGAAATATTTGATTGCTCTAATAGATTTAATGTTGCTAGCATTTCTGATATTGTTTGATCTCTTTGCCCTAATGTAGTGTTCAATTCATCTATTTCACTCTGTAATCTAGATAGCTCTTCAGAATACAGTAATGATTGTGCATTCATTTTTGTTGTTAGTCTTTCTTGTGCTGCATCAGTTAAACCTAAAAACGTACCAGTGTATAAAACACTTTCATCACTAATACCAAATTCATCTTCCATTCTAGTCGATATGTAAAAGTTTTTATTATCTAATGATAATATCTTTTTTGAATTTTCTTTGTCTATTCTAAATAAAACTTGACCTTGCGCCAAGTCTACATTTTCAACTTGTGTCCAATTAGGAATTCGTATTTCATCGTTTTCACCAACAAAAACCAAAGTAAGAGTACCAACATTACTCAAATCAATCGGGGAATCTGCTAAGTCACCATTTTCACCAGTCTCATCAAATATTGTAAAAATTACATAATCATCAAATGGTGAAATTCTTATTTGCCCATCGCCTTGTGGTAACGGTTCTGCTGTAGGATTAAGAGATGTAAATCTTTTAAAGTATTCAGCTTGGTTAGCTGTAACTGTCTCGTTAGTTTGTACTGCCATCTTCTGTATCTGTTATTGTTTGTATTTTAGCTGGTGAAATTGCAGCCTTTACGTTTATCCTATCTCTAAAAGTAGTAACATACTTATTTTTTATAACTAATTGTTCAACTATTTCAGTAGATGTCTGTCCTGGGTTATTTCCAACACCTCCATTATTAACAATAATATTTGAACCATCATCATTAGCCAATTGGTTATATACATTAGCAACAGTAGGAACTACACCTAAATTAATTTTCATTAATCGTCTACCATATTTTTTAACATCAAACGAAGTTAGTTTTGCTGATTTTAAAATCTGTGTATTATCTGCTCTATTGTATAATCTTAATAAGTAATTAATTGAAAAAGATGTAGCAATAGCACTGTTTAAAATAATAGGCCTAAATAAAATAGGATTATCAAAATTAGTAGTTTGTGTAAATACCTGAGTACTAGTTTTAACAAATGAAGTATTTATTTGTTCACTTACATTAATTTCATGAAATACTACATAGTCACCACCTGATGAATTTAACTGAGCAATAAAATTAGAAAAAGTAGAACCTGTTACTTCACCAGATAATTCAAAATAATCTCCACCATCTGCCTCTACAACACTTGCATATAGATTATCATAAATATCTCTACTAGGTAAACTTACTGCATTTATTTCCTCTACATTATAATAGTTATAACCGTTATCAACAACCGTTTCATAAATACCAGTAGCTTTAAATGTAATGGTAGGTGTACTAAGAAATCCTTGCCCTTCAGTTAAACGATATCCTAAACCGTTAGGTACAGTATTACTGAAACTGTTATTCATAAAGAATAATGAAGGTATTCTCCATTCTATGTATGTAGCATAAAGATTATCATTAATTAAAACTGGATCTGGATTAAATACAGGCGTATCAGTCTTTAAGAAATTTATAGAAGATAAATTAAGTAAAGTACCATCTCTTCTAGGAACTAGCGTTTCAAATATTATTCCGTCATAGCCTGTAAAAGTAAACCCTGCAACAAAATGTACTCTTATTTTATCATATGCTATATTTTGCTGTGGGTTAAATGTCTGTAGTAAATTTGCACTATCAGTTAACTCAGGATCAAAGTCATTATAAGGTACACCAATATCAGTATCTAAATATGCATATTGTGTTTTATTTTTATTAATC